CCGGGGGCCCGACCCAAAACCCCGGCGGAAGCGTGGAAGCAGAGGCAACTGCGCAGGAAGGCCGAGGGGGCTCCGTCTGGCGCCCCTCTCAAGTAGGCAAGTCCAGGGAAGAGGAGGTGAGGGTTACTAAGCCAACCCTCCCCTTGGATCACACGCTTGCCGTGGTGGAGCTGAGTGAAGTACTCAAAGCTCTGCTCATCGGCAAGGCGCGTGATTTTGCCACGGTGAAGTGGCTCTGCCTTAAGGGGCAGAGTTGGTTCGCCGACTACGACACGGTTGGTAGTGGCTGGACTCAGGCCGATAAGAACCGTGTTGTGGAAGCTGCGATGGTCGCCGCGCTTCCCGTCTCCAGTGATGAGGAAGAGGTTGCCTGGGTCGCAAAGACCCGGGCGGTCACTCGATCTAAGGAGATGGGAGACGATCCTGATTGGTTGCGGGTATTTGGGCCTAGGGTCCCACCCGTAGCGACCGTGTCAGGCGAGCGCAATCGCATCCTGTTGCGGTGGCTGCTTCAAGCAAGCGCCGCGGTGGGTGCGACCGCCTTCGTCGACTATGTTCAACGGCTACTTACGACTGTAGCAGTTGAAGGGACCAAGTGCCTGGCGAGCAAATTGCCAGGCACTTCGTTTGCGGCCCTCCATGATCTCCTGTGGGTCGTCACCAACATGCGCAACTTCCAGCGGTTCTTGAGACTGCTGCGTTGGGTGCGGTTAGGGGTGGTGGCCTACGCGGCATATAAAGCCGCCAGGAGTGATAAGGTTAAGTGGGATGCTGTAGCTTGTGGGCTGCAGGATTTTCTCAACCGTATCTGGGCGAGTGCAGGGCGGAGCAAAGGGACCTTGATCCGAGCGCAAAGCTCGATCATGTTCCCAGTGATCTCAGCCGCGTTGTTAAGCAGCGCAGCGGGGTACGTGCTCTGGTCCCGAAAGTCTCGTTGATTGACGAGGCCATCGGTGTGCGCGAGTACGGGATGCACGTGCACACGGTGGGGGAGGAGTTGAAAACCCTCCACAACAGGCATTTGTTCGCAACACCTAAGCCGGACAAACGTTCTGTTGCGTGGGCTCTTTTCGAACAGCGGCTGCGAGCCCTTCGAGTAGAGCTCGGGCGACCTGGCATCGCGAGCGTTCGTGAGTGCTTGGGTAGGAAGGGGGGTAGGAGTCGCCGTAGAATGAAGGATGGTCTGCGTCTCTTCTTTGAGGGCAGTTTGACGAAAAGTCACGCCAAAGTGAAGGAGATGCAGAAGCTGGAGTTCTACGAGGTTGATAAGATAGCAGGTAAGGAGGACCGCGGCATCCAATACAGGGGTGTTCCATACAATGCGGCCCTCACCCGCTACCTTACCCGTGTTGAGCACGGGCTGCAGACCTGTCTCGGTGGCAACACCGAGGTGTCTTTCCTCGCTAAGGGTCTTGACCTTAACCAGCGGGGGATGGCACTTTGCCGCATGGCAGACAGGTTCGTCGATCCGGTTTTTGTCCTTATGGATCATTCCCGGTTCGACGCGCATGTCAACCTTGACCTGCTTAGGGCTGAGCATTCAGTCTATAAGTGGTGCTGTGGCTACGACCCCTTCTTGGTCAGGTTATTGGCCATGCAGGAGAGCAACGTCGGCTCGACGGCGGGCGGCATACGCTATAGGGTGCGAGGCAAGCGGATGAGTGGTGATGTGAACACTGCATGTGGCAACAGCATCATAAATTTCGGTTGCATCGGGTCCTGGTTGGATGCCTCTGGTGTTGATGCTGAGGTGCTCCTTGATGGTGACGATTCCGTCATTATAATGGAGCGCAGTTCGTATCTTCGAACCGTTGACTGCAAGGCGCACATGTTGAAGCTCGGTATGGTCACAGAGCTCGAGGTTGTCGACAAGATCTTCGACGTTGAGTTCTGCCAGTCCAAGGTTGGGCTGGGTAGCAGGGGCCCTTGGCTGTGTCCGAACCCACGTAAGTGGCTTGCAACAATGCCAATGATGCCTGAGTGGCGAGATGCCACAACGGCCTACGGGGTGTTTCGTAGCAGTGTGTCCTGCATGCTGTCCCAAAATCCCCGCATGCCCATGCTACGACCATTTTGGCGTTGGTGTAAAGCCAACCCCGGGCAGCAACGTGTGGACGAGCGAACGAGGTATCGTGTCGTCGAGGGTTACGGGTTCGATCCCACCGAACCCGTTGGTGAGTGGGCTGCCCCAACTGCAGAGGAGAGGTTATCTTTCTATCTCAATTGGGGCATTGACCCTCCCACCCAGGTGGCCTACGAGACCGAGCAGGTTATGCAGGCCACCCTGGGTAGGAAAAGGGAAGCGAGGCTCAGAGCCACCGAGGACGTAGAGGGCCTCGATGGTGAGTGGGCTGATTGGGTGGAGGGAGGGTCTGAAAGGGACCTCTCTCTGCTCACCTGGGAGCTGGCTGATGCCGACTTCCGGAGGAGATGGACCGAAAAACTGACAGGAAACTGTTAGTCCCTTCTGGGCGGCCCAGGTCATCATCTCTT